CGCCGCCGTCGCCACCGGCTGCAAGCGGTGAGGAGCCACCACTCCCACCGCTCGTCCCGGTCCCGTCACTGCCGGCGTCACCGACGTACACGGTGATCGTCTCGCCGGGCGAGACGGCGAGTTCGGCGTCGGCGTAGCCGCCGTGGCCGCCGTCGTAGAGTGTATAGCCGACTTGTCCGCTCCCACTGTCGCCACCCTCGGCACCCTCAACCGTGACATAGAGCTTGTTAATCCGGTCGCGGACCGTATAGGTCGCTTGTCCGGGATCGAACGTGAGTGTCCGGCCCATTACAATCCTCCGCTGGCAGCCATCTACAGGACCGCCTCCGTGAGCGCGTTCCGCAGCGCCGTTCGGTCGGCGTACTCACTCGCGTCGCCGAGATAGGTCAGCTCCATCGTAAGTTCGATGCGGTTGGTCAGCCGGTTCGGCGACGCGACACTGCGCACCAGTCCCCAGATCCCCTCGAACTGCGTGTCGACCTGCGTGGGCGAGGGACGGATGCGGACGAGATGAGAGTTCACCGGCGCCGCGTTGGCGACGCGTTCGCGGACGTAGACCCCGCCGCCGTCGGTGCGGGCGACGACGTCGGTGCCGGCGTACTGGCCGTAACCCTGGACCGTCTCGGCGCGGTCCTCGTGCCCCGTCGCACGCCCGGCGGGGCGGAACACGAGGCGGGCGGTCTCGGGCTCACCGAGGACGCGATTCCACGTCTCCGAGGTGAGGCTATCGACGATCGTCGTCGCATCGCCCTCGAAGTTCCAGTAGTCGATAGCCATCGGTCAGTTCCCTCGGTACGCGCCCGTCTCGATGCGGAGGTTCTCCTCGCGAGCGTTGCGTTCAATCCGGCGGTCGACCTGGGCGTCGAGTTTCTCGTCTTTGAGGTCGAGGACGAGGCGGAGTTCGTCACGGGTCTCGGCGCGGGCGGTCTGTGGCGTCGCGTTCTGCAGGGTGTCCAGCGTCCCACTGGCGAGATACTGCCCGATCCCCTGCTGGGCGAGGTTGCGTTCCTGCTGCTCGGAGCGGCGCGTCCAGTCGGCCCAGGCGTCGGCGGCGCCGGCCAGCAGATCGATAAAGGCAGTGATGACCGGCGTCAGGGCGTTCACGATGTCCAGCACGGAGTCGGCGACGGCCGTGAACCCGCGGACGAGTGCCGGCCCGTTCTCGATGACGGTGTCGATGAGGTCACCGATGTTCTGCTGGAGCTCTTGGAACTCGGGTTTGAGTTCCTGGGCGCCGGTCCGCAGCGCCGACATGATCTGCTCGAACTGCTGAGTCTGCGTGAACGCCATGATCCGATCCAGCAGTCGGCCGAACCCGCGGATGCCGTCCTCGATGGCGGGGAGGGCGACGTCGAGGATGCCCATCCCGAACTGGTTGATGCTCGGGAGGGCGTCAACGAAGGCGCCGCCGACGTCCTGCAGCAGCGGCGCCACCCGCCGCGTCGTCGCCATGATTCGGTCGAAGATGCCGCCGCCGTTCTGTCGGAGCCACTGCATCCCGTCGATCACCAGCGGCAGCGCCTCCCGAGCGAGGTCGGCGAGCGTCGAGGCGACGGCGGGGATCGTGCGGAACGCCTCCCGGCCGAAGCTTCGGAGCGCGTCGGCGAAGCGATCCATCCCGCCGACGGCATCGAGGACGTTTCGAACGAGTTGCGGGATGGCGGTGATGGCATCCTCGACGAGCGGGCCGAAACCACGCCCCCACTCGGCGACGATGGTCGCGACCTCCGACCCGACTTCGCCCAGCCGGACCTGCAGGGCCGAGAGCGGGCCTTCGACATCGTCGAGGCGCTGCTCCTCTTCCTTGAGTTGCCGGAGGCGTTCCCGCTGACTGTCGGTGAGCGAGCCGCGAGCCTCCTCGAGCTCCTCGTACTCCTCGATCTGTTTCTGGACGGCCGTGAGTTCCTCCTGGTACTGGCCGGTGAGTTGCTTGCCATACGCGAGCGCGCCGCTCCCGACGACGGCGCCGAACGCGCCGGCGACGGCCGTGGTGGCCGTCGCGAGGCCGCCGAGGGTGGCCGTCAGCGGGACGAGCGTCGTTGCGAGGCCGGCGGCGACGCCCGACAACACCGAGAGCGCGGCCACGGAGCCGGTCGCACTCGTGCTCAGGACGTTGAACGACACGCCCGTGGTCCCGACAGCCGTCGCCATCGTCACGGCGCTGTTCCGCGTGTCGTCCATCTGTTCCTCGGTCCGACCGAGAGCGAACGCCGTCGAGCCGGCCGCGGTCCGCACGTCGCCGAGGCTCTCCCGGGCGGCCCGCATCCCCGACTGAAAGTCGGCGGTCCGGGCACTCACGGCGGCGCTGAGTCCTTCGGGCATGATTGATTACTGAAAATTCCGCGCCCACTCGTCGCGGGAGGCGTCCACGTTGTAGTTGTCGCGGACGACGTCGTCGCCGCGAGGGCGCTGGGCGTGTTGGTGCTGAATGTAGGTCTCGGCCTGTTCGGCGAGGTGGATTTTCTGTTTCTGCCGGACGCCGAGGTCGGCGATGCGCCCCGAGTCGGTGTACCGGTAGCCCCACTCGTGATACGTTTTCTCGCGGAGGGCTTCCTCGGCGATCTCGGGGAGATCTACCCGTTTCCCTCGGGCACCTGGAGTTCGTCCATCGCCGGCCCGATGTCGTCGGCCCCGCTCCAGATCCGGAACATCCCCGCCCACAGGAGGTTCCGCCGCCGGAGCGGCATGTCGTCGGGGTCGACATCGGGCTTGACGAGAAAGTCTCGTATCGCCGCCTTCTTCGCCTCCATGTCCGCCTCGGCGTCGTCGATGTCGCCTTCGAGGGCGTCGAGTTGCGCCTCGGTGACGTCGACGACCGTGATTTCGTGGTCGGTGCCGGGGATCGTGCCGGTGGCGGTGGGCTGGTCGGCGTCCTCGCCGGTGAGCCACGCCGCGGTGTCGTCACTCATGGGTTAGTTATGACTCGCAGTGATCGCGGGGTCGCCGTGGCCTTCGAGTGTGACTCCGTAGATGAGGTTCGCATCCCCACCGTCGAAGTCCACGTCGTCGATATCGGCCGGCTGGGCGTCGACGACGGTGACGTCGCCGTCGGGGTAGGTGTAGACGAGGTCGCCCTCGTTGCTGGTGTAGTAGCGCTGGTTCTGTTTCGCGGTCTCGTAAGGCCCGGCCAAGTCGGCCTCGACCGACACGGTGCGGTCGCCCATGTCGATGCTCTGTCGCCGCGTACTCTGCCGTGGTTCGCGTGTGATGTCGACCTCGATCGAGAGGTCCAGCGTATGGACTCGGTCGGCGGCACTTGACTCGGCGAGCGCCCCGCCGCCGTAACTGGACGACGTCCCGAGGAAGATGTAGTTCTCGGGGGCGGTGCCGATGGCCGAAGCGTGGCTCCCCGAACCGAGCGGTGGGATGCCGCGGTCGCCGTCGACGACGTCGGTGTTCGTGCCGGTGAGGGGTTCCTCCAGGAGGTCCGTGCCGGAGTCGTCCTTAACCGTTATATCGCCCTCGGGCTCCGAGGCGAGCCAGATGGCGTCGATATCCGAGAACGACTCGGTCGTCGTCACCGTCGTCGTGCCGTTGAGGGTAACCGTCTCGGTCGTGCTGGCGCCCTCCGATTCGATGGTGACGTCCATCGTGTCGTTGGCGCTCGTTGAGGCGATATCGAGGGTCGTCCCATCCGCCGGCTGGTGGATGATGTGCTGGCGGACGCGCTCGCAGGCGTACCCCGCCTCGGCCATGATCGGCATGGACGACGACGGGTCGCCGGGGGCCGTCCCCGAACTCGGCCGGCACCCCGACCCATACCAGTAGGTTCGGAACCCCGCGTCGTCGGCGCCGCCCTCGTCGGTTTCCTTTCGGATGAGCACCTCGTGAACGGGGTCTTTCGAGGAGCCGTCGTAGTTGATGAGTTCGCCGATCGGGTCGTTCGCGTTGCCGTTCGAGTCGACGTAAAAGCGCTGGAGCCACCACTGGAGCGCGAGGTCGTGCTCCTCGGCGCCGCGGAAGTGATCGACGGGGTCGACCTGGCCGGTCGGCGGGTCGCTCTCGACGTTGGCGTCGCCTGACCACCCAGGATGCGACTGGATGTAGTCACCGAAGCGGTTCCACGACGGGTCGGTCGGCGGGCGGGGGATGCCAGCGCTGTCGTAGCTACTCGGCACCCACTCGGCCCGCACGTTCTGAAGCGCCGATTCGGCCGGCGCAGGCTGGTTCGTACTCATGGATTCTCAGTATCGAAAGTCCGTGACGGGAGAACTCGCCCCGCCGGGGTCATCGCCTCCGCTTACGGCACCCACAGCGCCGCGTAGTCGAGCTGGCGCTGGGTGATCCGCACGACCGGCTCGCCGTCGTCATCGTCGGGGACATCCGGCCCGCGTTGCCCGCCGACCGACGTGAAGTCGGTGCCGGGGGCGAGCGGGTTGTCCCGGCAGATATCCAGGGCGTGCGTGGCGATCTCGTCAGCAATGGTGTCGGCGTCCGCCGCCGAATAGCTCGCACTGTCGCCGACGTAGCCGTCATCCCGATCTTCGGCCCGGGCCGTCGCCAGCAGCGTCCCATCCGGGGACTGCCCCGGCCCGTTCGCCGTCTGAAAGTCGAATGTCGTCTCGCCGCCGCTGGTCTCGTTGGAGAACGACACGATGAGCGAGGGATAGACGGCGCCGGTGGCGCCGACGTCGTCGATGCTCGTCGCGACGGGAAGGTACGCGTCGGTGCCGGTCGCCGAGGGGTCGAAGCCCCGGACCTGCGCGGGGTCCCACTCTGCGATGAGGAAATCCACCATCGCCTGCGCTGGGTCGGTGGGAGGTGTGATCGTGGGCATCTATATCGTCACCTCGGCGGCGTTTCCACAGCGGTCGCACGTCTGACCCCACACCAGTCCGTAGGGCGGGTACTCCTCGACAGGGCGCTTACCACCGACGCTCCGTCCGTTGCGTGTAACTTCGGCTTCGGCCCGGCAGGGAGAACACAGCGGCATCGGTTATCGCTCCCGGCACTCCAGCCGGATCAGGCCGTTGCGTTCGTCGACGACGTTTTCGACGAGGTAGGTCTCGCCCACCTCGGTGTCCTCGATGCGGAGCGCCGCCTCGCCGGCGGCGCCGAAGCCGGTCCAGGTATCGCGGGCGTCATCGCGAACGCGGTAGACGCGGTCCACGTCAGCCGTGGTGCCGCCCTCGTCTCGATCCGACTCGGGCTGGGGCTCGTCGGCGCGGGCCTCGATGCCCTCGTTGGTCGGTTCGCCGGGGTAGCTCACGTCGATGCCCTCGCCGACGGTCTCGGTCTCGGTTGGTTCGTAGACGTCGATGGTCGTGTTCGCGAGCTCCGAGGTGTGGGTGCGCCGGAGTGCACCTTCGATGTGGTCTCTCATGCACCCACCTCGACATCTGCCGTTGCCGCCGGATCGATGTCATCGGCACTCGGGAGGTTGCCGATGTTCGCCAACGGCACCGCCTGGATCGACGCCCGGAGTGTACCGGTATCCACGGGCGCCCGCTGTTTCATCACGCGTTCGAGCGCGAAGGCGATGGTCTGGACGAGCTCCTGCGCGGACGTGATCGCCTCGAGTGTGGTGTCGGTGTGGCGGGCGACGAACGCTCCCAGATCGGCACGGGCCTCGGCGAGCGTACTCGTGAAAAACGGCTGTGGGTCCTGGTCGCGAGTGCCGTAGTTGACGTAGACGGCGTACTCGACGGCCGTCCCGACGACGTAATCCGCGTCGACGGCCCAGCGCTCCTCGCGGCGCAGGAACTCCTGTTCGAGGTCGCTCAGGCCACGGAGGCCGATGCCGAGGTCGGTCATGGTGTGTTCATCCGCTTCCGAACGCCAGGATGTTGCTCTGGCCGTGATGCTGGCGGGGCGTCGGGGTCAACCGAGTCTGGGATCGACCGCCCCAGTACCGTCGGGCCCACCCCGTCACACTCGTCGAGATAGTAGTCGACCATCGCCTCGAACACCGGAAGCGAGACCCTGCCACTGACGTACATCTGCTTGAGCCGTGGGAGGTCGGAGTCGGTCATGTATGGAATCGTGTCTGAAAAGCCGCGGCTCAGTCGTTGAGGCCTTTCGCGTCCGGCACGTTCACGCTCGCGCTGGGCTTGTCGGCGCCGGCGAGACTCCCGGTCGGGTCGAGTAGGATCGCCGTCTGACCATGCGTCGTCGCACTGAGCCCCTCGCCAGTCTCACCCTCGAAGGAGACGTTTCCGCCCCCTTCGCCGGCCGAGGAGACCTGGCGCTCCGGCCCGATCTTGATGAGATGGGCGGCGAGTTGCGCGACGACATCGTCGCGACGGTTAGCGTCGACAGACTGCCCTTCGGTGCGACCGTCGTAGAGGTTCGCGGCCGCGTTGATGAATGGCAGGAAGTCGCTCCCGCTGTAGTCGGTCGTGCCGAGGGCAGCCTCGACGTCGCCGGGGTCGACGCTCATGGGCTACCTCCGGTAGTCGGCGATCGCTTCGAGCGCGGTGGTGCGGCCCTCTTCGGCGGCCTCGGCGTCCGCGAGTGCGTCGAGTTCGGCGTCGCTGTAGTCGCCGTCATCGAGTGCCGCGTGCAGTTCGTCGACAGTGTACTCCGCGGGATCGAACGGCGGATCGGGCACCTCGGGCGCCTCGGCGGCCACCTCGTCGCTGTCGTCCTCGACACGTTCCACGTCGTGTGGGTGGGCGTCGGCGACTTGCTCGGCGATGTCTTCGGGGAGCTCTTCGCCCGGTTCGATACTACGATCGTTCGCGTGGTCGCGGTAGGCGTGGGCGCCCATCCAGCGGTAGGCCATCTCAGATCACCTACGCGACCCCGTCGTAGTTGACGACGCCGAGGATGTCGTCGTAGGTCGACCGGAAGAACGGGACGCGACTGGACAGCGCCTTGTACCGCGTCGCCATCGGGCCAGGCTCCCAGGAGAGGTTCGTCGGCCCCTGCGCGTTGACGACCGACATGACGCGACTGTCCCGGACCACCATGACGACCTCGCTCTCGGGGATGAACGGCGTCTCCCGGAGCGAGACGTAGGGGTGGTCCTGCAGGAGGCGCTGGCGGATGGACATGTTGCCGTCGCCACGCGGATCGGCCTTGTCGAGCGTGGAGTTGTGGGCCTGGTTGTAGTAGAGGTAGACGCCACGGGAGCGAGGCATGAGGTTCCGCTCGCTGTTGGCGCCGACCGTCTCCAGATCCGACACCATCTGCTCGACGGTGTTCTGGGGCGCTTCGAGGTTCGAGGTCGCGGCCGTGCCCCAAGTGTCGGGGGCGTTGCCGGTGATCCGGGCGTCGGTGTTGAGGTAGCCGTCGACGGAGAACGTGTTGCCGTTCGGTCCCTCGACGGAGAGGCCCCAGCCGTTGGCCATGAGATCGTCTTCCTTCTCGCGGACGAGGCGCCCGGCCTCCTCGGCGTAGCGGGCTTCGAGGTCCGACCCGCGGTTCTCCGACTGCGCCTGGTCGCGGGCGCCGATGGAGTAGTCGACGTGGATGATCGGCTGGGCGATACCCACCGGCACCGTCGCGGTGCCGTCCTCGTCGGACTTGGCCTGCCCGTCCATCGAGACGGAGGCCTCCTGCTGCATGTTCGATTCGGCCTGCTCGGTGTAGATCGTGAACGACAGGTCCGAACCGACGGTGTCGATGCCCATGGCGTCGTCCATGAGCGTGAGTTCGACGTCCACCTCTTCGATGATCTCGTCGGAGCGGTTGACCCACTCGTCGTAGCTGAAGAGCTGGGCGTTCGCCCGGACAGACGTGTCTTCACTCGGTCGGGGGTTGAGATACCCCTTCATGAAGGCGCCGTCGAGGGTCTTCCAGAACGACGGTCCCTTCTCGGAGTTGGCCCGGATCTGCTTGCGGGCTTTCTGGCGCGCTTCCGGCGTCGGGCCGAACAGCGCGGTCCGATGCAGGGCGGTCGGCGGTTCGAGAGCGTCTGCGGTTCCGATGTTGGGCTGCATGTTCAGATCACCTCGATGGAGACGCGGGCGCGGTCACCGGGCGGCGCGGAGCCCTGGCCGGTGGAGTTGTCGAGCGCTTCCGTGAAGCGGCCGAAGATCGCGCCGGCGACGGCCTCGGATTTGACGCTGCCGTCGGCGGCGGTCGTGACGGGGTCGCCGACGGAGACGTTCGCGCTGCCGGCGGTGAGGTCGTTGCCGTTCGCCAGCAGCGCGTTCTGGATCGTCTCGCCGGGCTGGAAGACGCGCACCTCGACGAGATTGCCGTCGGCGATCTCTTGGTCGATGGGGTCGGTGGTGGAGCCGTCGCGCTGGGGCGGCGTCGAGGGGACACACGCCACCAGCACCGCCGGCCCGAGCTTGTCCTCCGAGGAGACGGCACCGAAGGTCGGTTCGCCGTCGGCGTTCGTCCCCGTCCGTTCGAGGAGTTCGCCCGGCGTAATCGCACCGTCGGCCTCGCCTTCGAGGTAGACCGCCTCGCCGTAGGTCCGGCCGGCGATATCCGTGATGGACTTCGCCATTACAGGTCACCTCCGACGGTGCCGTCGGGGTAGTCGTCGAGGGCGTCGTCGCCGCCGGCGTTCGCGGTTGCCCGCTCGGCGGCGCCGGCGCGGCCGGGGAGCCCCCCGCTGGACTGCACCGCCTGCTCTTTCTTGTCGAGTTCCTTCTCGGGGAGGTCGGCGAGCCACTCGACGTCGTCCTCTTCGTACTCTGCGGAGTTGGCGACGATGCGCTCGGCGCGCTGTCGCGCGGTCTGTTGTTCCTGGGCGTTCGCGACGGCTTCGCCGAGGTCGCCCTCGGTGACGAAGCCACGCTCCGCGAGCCCGTCTGCGAGGTCGTCGAGGCTCATGTCGGCGAGCGTCTCGCCGCCGTTGTCGGTCGTCTGTTCGTCGTCGTCCTCGCCATCGCCACCGTCGGCGTTGGCGACGACGTGCTCGTGGGTCGCCTGGAGGCACTGGTCGCCCATCCCCTCCAGCGACTCACGTTCGATCTTACTGTTCGACGTGATGTCGTCGATGAGTTTCTCTCGGTTATCCATGGTGTCGCCCCCGGTGTCGCCGGGGTCAGAACCGTTCGCCGAGGGCGTGCCCCCGGCATCGCTGGCGGATTCCGCCGCCTCGTCAGATGTCGGTGCGCCTGTCAGCCCGAGCAGCGACGCCGCCCGCCGGCCGAGACCAAGCAGCGTGTTGGCCGACATGTCGCCGTCGTCGGTGGCGCCGAACAGGTCGTCCGGCGCCGCATCGAGCATGTCACTCACCCACGCGGAGACGTCCTCGGCGACGTTCTGGTCGATCCCTTCGACGCCGCCGCGGCCACCTGAGAGCGCCGCGTCGATCGCGACGAGGGCACGGGTGTTCACGGGGGCGTCCGGACCGGTCCGGAATGGGAGTTTCCAGTTCGACTTGGCGTCGCGGGCTTGCTCGTCGGTTGGGTGGACTGCGTGGGCGGCGTCGAGGGCGGCGGGCGCGTCCTCGTCGTCCGAGGGGTTCGGCATCGCCGCGACGGCGCCGTCGCCGTCCCACTCGTCGTCGGTCCACGCGTCGACATCCTCGGGGCTGACGGCCGTCGTGGAGTAGTCGATGGCGTTGCCCTGCATACTGGAGTTGTCGCGGCCGGAAGAGCTCGCTCCGGTGAGGTCATCACTGACGTTCGCGACGGGTGCTCGGACCACCTCGGCGTTCGCAGTGGCCTGGGGCGGCTGAAAGCCACAGCCGTCCTCGATGGAGCAGACGCCGTCCTTCGTCGGCAATATCGCGATGCTGTCGGCGTTCGCGATGGCTTCTACCTCCTCGCGGTACTCGCCGTCGTAGGTCCCGGGCGGGAGCGGCTGCGGGAAGTACTGCGAGGAGACGTCGAACGGCTTGCCGTTCTCCAGGGCCTCCAGCAGCGCGTCGGCGGCCTCGGCGTCCTCCCGCGCCACGGCCTCACCGTTCGCGATCGCTTCGAGGCGGTCGGCGTTGTGCGCGAGGTCAGCGTCGACTGAGCCGTCGCCGTTCCGACTCGGATTTTCGGCGTGGCCGATCACTTTTCGCCGGCGGACCTCGTCGGTCGCGTTGGCGGCGACGTAGAAGCCGTCGTAGTCCGGGTCGTACCACGGCCGATCGGGGAGGTTCTTCGGATGGTTGATCGTCAGCGGCTGCTGGTCCCAGGCCGGCGCCGAGTTCGCGACCGACTGCTCGGGGACGTACCCCCCGGCCAGTTGCATCGGCCGGATGAAGGTGACGTCCTTCGCGACGAGGTAGCGGTCGCCGTCGATCGTGCGCTCTTCGACCTGCTCCGGGTCGACGCTGTTGGCGATGAGTGTGTACTGCATGGCGTATCAGGCTCCACTGAGGACGGTGCCGGGGACGCGCTCAACGAGTGGTGAGGTCGGCGGGTCGGCACCGACGGCGGGTAAGATTACGCAGGTGCCGTTGGGGTGGGCGGGTGGCTTGAGCCGGTAGACCTGCCCGCGCCACTCGACAGCGCCCGAGCGCATCTCGTCGATCGTCAACTCGGCGCCGGAGAGGCGCCGGCAGAACGGGCAACTAAACCCGGGCGTATGCTGCCACTCGCCGTGCCCGACGACGTCGACGCCGACGCGCTCGTAGTTTCGTAGCGTCGCCGACGAGTGGGCCTCGATCGTCTCGGTGCGGGCGAGTGTCTCGGCGCGAGTGTGCTGGAGGTCTCGCACCTCGGCGGTGAGCGCATCGGCCATCTTCCGTGGATTCCATCCCTCGCCCAGGCCACGAGTAAGCGTCTCGCGGATGCCGTCGGCGTCGGTCTCGGTGATGTCGCGGAGGTCCTCGTAGGCGCGAGTGTAGAGGTCCTGCAGCGTCCGCGCGAAGATGGGGCGCGTCGGGATCTCTTCGTCGGGGATGTTCTCGACGCTCGCGCCCTGCTGGAAGAGCAGGCCGGTGGACTGGTTGACACCCCGAACGACCGCCGCCCGGATGTAGGCGGCCGTCCAGTGGCGGCCCTCGCGGACGGCGTCCAGCGAGAGCGGTTCGAGGACTTCATCGCGAAGGGCTCCGCGGAGCCACCGGATGAACGCCGCCGCCGTGCCCGGGTTGGTGGGAAAGTCGAAGGCCTCGCGTTCCTCGGCGTTGGCTCGCAGACCGAAGGCGTCGTTTTCGTAGCCGGCCGTGCGCCGGATGAGGCCGCGGACGCGACGCCAGCGCCGGCGCATCTCCTCGAGGAACTGCTCTTCGACGGCGGTCGAGGTGGCGCGACCCTGTCGATTCGCCGTCGGTGTCGGGGTGGCGCTCATGTCACCCTCCCTGTCGCCAGCCTTCCCAGCCGAGGATGCGGTCCTTGAAGTCCGCACAGAACGCGTTGGGGTTCGCGATCTCGCCGGCCATCTCGCGCCGGCAGGTGGTGAACCGGCCACCGAGCCCTGCCCACGCCTTCAGCGCGATCAGCCGTGCCGGCGTGTCCGACGCCTCCCAGGATTCGGGCCAGTCGAACCGGCCGTCTTGGTTCGCTGTGAGTGCGTTGCCGGTGAGGGCTGCCTCGGGATTCTCGACGCCGGTGTCGATGGTCGTCGTCTCCAGATCCGACGCCCGGAACACGGCGGCGCCGTCCTCGGTACCGACGATGTACGCCGGCGAGTCCGTGGACGCCTCGACGGCACCAGCAGGGCCGTCGAAGTCCTCGGTCCGAATCTCGACCACGACGCCGACGCCGTCCGGGGTGTCGACCTCGTCGCCCTCGCTGTAGCGGGTGGCGTTTGCCGTCCCGGTGATCGCACCGAACGCCTCCTGTACCCGCGGATCATCTTCGTCGACGCCACCGTTACCCGTTGCCTCCCGCTCGGGGAACTCGCCGGTCGCGACGAACTGCTCGGCGCGATCACCACTGAGCCCCGGCACTGCTGTCTGGAGATTCGAGACGACCTGGGAACGCGTCTGGTGGACGTCGGCTTCCTCCTGCTCGGAGAGCTCTGTCAGATCGGGCCACTCGAAGTCGAACCACTCGCCCGCCGGATCTGGGAGGACGCCATCCTCCAGGTGGTGCTCGATGATCGCCCGGGCGATGTAGGGCTCGGCGTACTGCTGCTGGCGTTCCGAGATGAGCCCGAAGTACTGGCGCTCGTCTTTCTCGGCGCTGGCGAGCTCGCCGAGTGAGGCGCCTTCGAGGACGCGCTGAGGGATGCCCGTCTGGGTGGCGATCGCCCGGACGTTGTTGTCGACGATGCCGGTCGGGTCCTTGACCTCGCCGCCGAGGCGATTCACGTCGGCGCCGGTCGTCCGGAGGAACGGCTGCAGGCCGTGATACCAGTCCTGCAGGTCCTCCTCCATCATGTCCAGCGCGTCACTGCCGGTGTCGACCTTCTCGGGGTCGAGGTTGACGTTTAGGCCGTAGTCCGCTGCCCGGTAGGACAACTCCGCCGTGGAGCCGAGCGTCTTCTCGATGTCGAGGATGTTGTTGACGACCGGCTCCTGGCGCGGCCGGGCGCGGGTCTCGTCGTCGTCGAGGACGCGGGCCGGGACGTCGACGACGCGGGAGTGATGAACGTGAAGTGTGGTGTCCTCGTCCTCGCTGCCAGCGTCGGCATCGTCGCCGAGGTCGATCTGGTATTTGAGGGGTTTCCCCCACCGGTCGCTCCCGGGTTTGCCCCAGTCGATGTCCTCGATCATCGGCTCCGGATAGACGCGGTAGCCGTTGATGAGGTCGAGGCCGGTCGCGCCCTCGGCGCCGGTGAACTCCGCCTCGAAATCCTCCGGGGCGTCGGTGTCGACGTAGTCGATCACCAGGAGCCCATGCCGGCCGATCCCGGCCATCCGGTCGACGCGGTGACAGTAGTGCCAGAGATCGTGTTCGCGGTCGAGTTTCGTGATCGTCCGCTCGAACTCGGTCGGCTCGTCCTGGGCATCCTCCTCCTGTCCGGCACGGTCGCGGACGTCGGGTTCGTGTTTCCACGTCGTCTTGGGCTTCTGCGCGACGACCGCGTACGCGTAGGCGTTCCGCAGGTACAGCGCGTAGTAGTTGTCGGCATCCCAGTCGGCGTTGTTGCCGCGTTTGGGCCAGCCGAAGGTGTCGTAGTAGTCCCTGACGTCGCCGAACCCCGAGTCGCCGAGTTCGTTCGCGAGACTCCATCGAAGGCCATCAATCACGGCGTTCGCTCGGAGCGCCACTTGCCCGGCGTCGAGGTCGCCGCTCTGTGTGTTCGTACTCATGAATTACCAAACTGGCGAGGGCTTCTCGACTTCAAAGTCGACGCGGTCGATCCAGATCGCCATCAACGCCGCGTCGAGATAGTCCGGCGAGTGGCCGAGTTCGTCTTTGATCGCGTCCTTCGAGGTCGCCTGGTAGACCTCGGCGCCGTTTGTGCCCCGACTGTCGAGCGTTCGTTCGGAGTACTGGATGACGCGGGCCGCGGCGAGGGCTTCCTTCCGGAGCTGCTGGCTGGCGATGCTGCCGCCTTCCCCGAGGAACTCCCCGAAGTGGTGTAGCGCCTCGGCCCACTTGTCGTACCACCGCGTCTCGGCGACGGGTTTGGTCCCGTTCTGAAAGCCGACGACGTTCGGGACGCGGTCGTTGACGTAGTCGTGAAAACCAGGGGCGTAGCCCTTGTCGACGGCGACCTCGGGCGCCGGCCACTCGGCGAGGCCAGGCGTTGAGGCCGTCCCGTCGACGACCTCGGGTTTCTGCTGTTCGTGGTTATCGCCCTGCTCGGCGTAGTGGACGCGCAACTCTGTGTCGTGGAGGCCGATCATCACCGTGTTGTCGGTGGTCCGGGCCACGTCGATCCCGACCGCCTGGGGCGTCTCGCGAACACGGTCGGGATGGCGGTCGTACGCGGCGCGAACGTTACCGGGGTCGAGCGGGCGGAGAACCGACGCCCCACCGGGTGGGACGATGCCGCAGCGCCGGCGGAACCACAGCGAGTGGAGGTCCTCACGAAAGTCATCGTTCGGGAGGTCGGTGAGATCCTCCGGGAGGACAGCACTGCGCTCGGCTGGATCGACGCCGAGCCACGGGTCCGACCAGCGGATCGCCTGCTCCAGGCCGGGCCACGGTTCGTCGTGATACTCCCGCCAGTCCTTC